TCCCTTTTCTTGTAATTCTTTTTTTAGTTTTTCCATTATCCTAAATTGTCTATTTCTATCGAAAATGATGTATTTGCTTGATTTCTAAACTCTTCTTTTCTATCTATTCTTTTTATTAGTTTATCATAGTGAGTTCTATCTCTATAAATATAGTTTTCACATACAATATAGTTCTTTAATTTGAATTGTTGTATGAATTCTCCTTTTGTAATATTTAATTTTTCTGAACCCCACATTAAAAATGTGTCATCAGGACCATAGTGACCCATCGATTCTGGCAACGGAACTTTATCTAATAATGGTTTACTTATACAATTAAACCAACCTCCACCGAATTTCATTCTAGGTTGACCTGGCACATTGTTATTCATTGGTTCTATTCCAACTTCACCGATTTCACCACTATCTATAAATGGATTGTTTATTTTACAATACCCAACTTCTTTATTTAAGAAATTTTGATTTACCAAACAATCCCAAGTTGTATCCCATATTTTAACACATTCTGGACTAATAACATATTTGTCAATATTGCCATGTTGATTAACTGCGTCTATACCTGCTTCTATATAGAATAAAACCTTTTCATCAAAACAAATATCAGTATCTAACCAAATGAAATGGGTAGCATCCGTACATTCTTTATGTGCTATTCTTCTTAAAGATGTGCAACCCATAATATCATCTCTAACATTAAAAGTTGCTTTACTTACCCATTCAGTTAGGGGTTTTAATGCATTGAATCTTTCTACAAAGAAATCCTTATCCAACTTTGAGTTCTCCCAATCAACTAAATAATCATCAACCGAAAGTGCTAGGTATAATTCATAATTATTACCATCTACATATTTAGATGCTTTATTTAAGTCTCCTAAAATTCTTTCCAAATCATCTATTTCATTTGGCATTATAAAGGTTGTAATAACTATTTTTTTCATTTGTATTTGTTTGTTATTAAAGTATTTAGTTCTAGATTTCTATCGTATTGATGCACTAACACAAATGGAATATCTCCATTCATAATTAAACCGTTCTCTACTTTCAAATCAATTTTGGTAGTTCCAACTTGCAATGCAAAATCTGAATTAATATCAACTTTATCTTTTACTAATCCATTTGATATAATAAAATTAAATGAACTCTGGTCTGTAAAATGTCTTACATCACCCGATTGTGATACTAACCAATTTAACATTAGTAAATCCTTTACCGATTTATGTTTCCCTGCAATTACACCAACATTACCAATCGTATTAGGTTTAATCCAATCCCAAAACATAGGTCCGTATCCTTCGTGTATATTTTTATGACCCCAAGGTTCGTTTTCATATGTAACACATTCCGATGCACAAAGTATTTCAGTTTTAAGATTTTGGTTTAACCAATCCGATGGGTTTGTTTGCCATACTATATCTCTTACATCTGTTGTAATTATATGATTCCATTCTCTCTCATCATTCTGTAAGAACCACCACATATCTACCAATCGTTTCATATGAGGATGTCCTTGCAATTCAGCACCATAACATTCCCAACCAAATGATGTAAGATATTCTATTGTTTCAGTTGGTATGTTGTAACATATCATCACCTTATCTCCATCAAATCCGGAGTTGTTTAATGATTCAACATATATTTTAATCTTTTCTGGCAAATAGTTTGCAATTGCCGATATAACTAAATCTTTCATCGTTTTCCGTATTTTTGCCAATCATTGTGCATAAATAAACCTTCACCATGTGCCACTCCATAATTCTGTTGTGCCCACCATTTGGATATATTACCCTCCAATGCAATACCATCTCCTGCAAATTGTGATACGGTATCTAAATAGAATTGTTTTTTATATAAACAAGGGTTGTTTGTCCAATTACCATAACGTGAACTTGTTAAAAAATAATCTCCAAATTGTCCAATATGTTCTGGGAATTCTTTTTTAGGGTCACACCAATGCACCGAATCCAAAAGATGTGGTGATTGACAACCAATTTCATCATCATAGTAAGTAAGTTCTTTACCTTGATATTTAAATGAGAAATGTGGATAACCTGGGTTAGTTCTGTGTCTGTATCTTACTACATCTACACTACCATCTAATAATTCTAATCCCGATTCTAATCTTTCGTATGTAGTTGCCTTATCTTCTATTAGATTCCAATCATGCTCTAACACCATTACATTTTCAGTTTGAGCATTTTCAGTTAGTTTAATGAATGCTTTACCGATACCAATGTTTTGTTGTAACCCTATACAATCTAATCCAAAATGCTTTGCAATTTCGTAATCTTGCATAGATGCTTCCTGAAATAAGATTGTGGTATCATTTACAATATCAAACAATCCGTTATTGTAATATGTAGTTAAAGTATCTACCAATACCTGCCCACTATTCCAAGCTAATATTCCTATACTAATTGGTAGTTTTTGCATTTCTTAAATAATTTATAAAGTTATTATAATCTTCTTTTTTTCTTTCATCCCAAATAGGTTCATCGGATGTTGTGCTCATTTCAGTATCAACTCTAAAATTTCGTAATACTGCTTTTGGTGCCGGATTTACATCTTTTATGATATTATCCCCATACCATATTTTTATATCATCAGGAATGTCAATCCAATCTTTTTTATTCAACATAATAAAACAACCCCATCCCCAATCATTTACACCAGGTTTCCATACTTCTAAAATTGGGTCACCATCTATGTTTAATGATTTGTAATTACCCTCACCCATTCCAATAATACCAAATTGATTTAACACATCTTCGGTTATTACTTCAAATATGTTTGGATTAAAGTTTATATCATCGTTTAGTAATGCAACTAAATCATTTTTTGCATTATGTATTCCCCAATTCCAAGCAGGATTTACATAAATGTTTTTACCAAATGAAACATGCCTAACCTTTTCTACTGTTCCATCCAATACATCTGTCAATTGATTATTTATTACAATAATCTCATCTACATACTCACATTCATTTAAATCTGAAAGTAGTTTTTTTGTTCTGTCCGATTTCCAAAGTGTTGGAATTACTATTGAGAATTTGCCCATTGGATAAATTGTTCTGGTGATATAACATTTAACATTCTATGTTTATTTGCATAATAATGTGAGTAAGTTAAATAATCTTGTGTAGTTTCATACGGTACATTAGTTCCTCTGCGGATAATTCCACAACCATAATCCGTATCCACAACTTTAATATCCAAATCAATAGTTTCAACTCTTAATTCGGCAATTGCTTTCCATACATCACCTGTCCATTCTCCACCATGGTCATCTCTCTCTTGCATCTTTTCGGTAGATGGTAAACAATCGTGACAAACAATAGTTCCGTTTTTAGATAGGTGATTTAATGAATTTTCAATATCTTTTAGAACCTGGTCTGAATGATGTAATCCATCTATAAAGATAATGTCGTATTTAACATCATCTGTGATTGATTCAAAGTATTCATCGGATGTACCTACAAATGTAACTTCTCCTCTTGGGAATGGGTCAATAGAAACTTTATGCTCTGCTTGTATTAAATCAAAATTAGATGTAGGGTCTTGTGTTCCAACTTCTAAATACGATTTGTATCCGTATTTTTGAATTAAAATGTTAATTATATCTGTTCTTTTCATTATATGTTATTTAATTTTTCTATATCATTTGAGCAAAGTATATCTGATATTTCATTTATTTTACTCTCTTCCATATCCCACCATTTTAATTCCAAAAGTTTGTTGATTATCTCATCACTAAATCTTTTACGAATTTGTTTAGCAGGATTACCAGCTACAATTGTATATGGTGAAACATCCTTTGTTACTACACTATATGCACCAACCACTGCCCCATCTCCAATCCTAACACCACTCATAATAACTGCGTTTGTTGCAATCCATACATCGTTACCAATTGTTACATCACCTTTTGTAGCAGGGTGACCGTGGTCTTTTTTTACTTTTGGAAACTCATTTTCTCTAATGTGTCCAAAAGGAAAAGTTGTAAACCAATCTACTCTATGATTTGCTCCTAAAAATACAGTAACACCCTCTGCTATCGAACAAAATTTACCAATTCTTAAAGTTTTACCCTCTTGTCCGTGAATAATCCTTATACCATCGTGTCCGTAAGTATTACTTCCTACTTCTTTCATATGCTGCTATTAGTTTATCTACCACCTGAATTTGTGTATAGTTATGTAATACCTTCATCATCCCATTATGTGCTATTCTTTCCCTCTCCTCTTCGTTTTCATTGTAGTAGTTCATCTTCTCTATACAATCAAACATCTCATCGTAATACACAATATCTTCTCCATCTATAAACATTTCAGAAAGACCTGTTTCTTCTGGCAATCTATCGGTTAGAACCATCTTACCACAAGCCATTCCTTCAAAAATTCTACGAGTGATTTCTTTCCATCTACTATTCTGAACTACCATCAAACCACTATTCAAAAATTCCGTATGCTCTTTTGCCCCTAAACCATTACGATTACCAACTGCTCCTTCTGCCCACCTTGTGATGTAATCTAAAAATGCCGAATTACCAATCCCTCTTGTTGTAACTGCAACGTGTTTTGGTTCTAAATTCATAGGGAATTGAACTGCCGTATCGGCAAAGTGATTTATCCATTCGGCATCTATACCAATTCTTTTATATACTTCCGCACATTGCTTATCGGGTGTGATTGTAAAATGGAATCTATCTGCTTTGGGTGAATTTCTTTCAAAGTTTTGCGGGTCATCTCCACTTTCTTGTATCCAAAATGCAGGAACTAAATCTTTGTTAAGATATTGTGAATCAAATCTACCCCAATCCATAAACAATACAATATCAGTTTGTGGTTTGGAATTTACCCAATTCTTTAAGTCAGTATCATTAGTTTTAACTATTTGAGTTTCCCAACCTCTTTCTTTGAATTCATTTAGGAGTGCCAATGGTGTAGACCATTCCTCTCCATCTTTGTAATCGTATATGAATGTTATCTTCATTATCTGTAATCTACTTCGTTAAAATTTATCAAATAGTGATTTTCCCCTTCTCTATTATATGGTGAATACGGTTGCCACCCTTCTCCCATTTGTAAAAATGAATGTTCTGATGAAAACCTACTACTTCTTCTTACTCCATCCAAATTTATAGTTTTTGCATAAGATGCTTTCATCCACCAAAAGTTACCAGAATATATTTTCCAAGGACCTGCTTGTCCAAATAAAACACCATATGTGTTATAATCTGATTTATTTAGAATTCTGAATACATCTTCACACTTTTCTATATTAAAGTAATTCATAAGATGTCTCCAACTTTCTACATTACTATATTCTTCACTATTTCTTTTAGATGCACCTTTGGTATGAAGATACAAAATAAAATCCGTATCTCCAAATATTTCTTTATCTTTTTCTATAAGTTCTAGTGTAGTGAATTCGTGTCCTTTAACTCTAATATCTCTGATACGATAGTTTGGTTTGTTAAAAGTATAGAATCTATCGATTATATTACTTGTTGAATAATTATCATTTGCAATAGAGATGCCAACATTTAATACAAATGGAAAGTTAAAGTTTTTTTCGATTAAACTTAATTGCTCATCTATAATTTCATCAACACCTTCTACTGCGTAGATATGATAATAAACTCTAACCATTACATTAAAGTATCGTAGTAATCGTTCTGTCTTTCTTGTCTTTCGATTGTTTTTGGATGTTTGATACAATATACTTCATCCAAAGGAAATGCGGTATAAGAATCAAATCCTACAATCCTCTCATGTACATTACCCGTCCATCCAATAGTATCTTTGTTTTTGTAGATACGAGTTTGCACATCTGGAAAGTTTACCCAACCTTTATCGTTTACTCCCCAATTCCATTTTTTGATATGCTCAGGTGTTAAACCTTCAACTGTATTTATACGAGGAACTAATATGAGGTCTTTATCATCATTAGCATTTAGTAACTCTTCTAAATTTACAATCAAATCAGGTTCTAAATATTCATCAGCATCCAACTGAAATATCCATTCACCTTTACAATATGAATTTAAAAAGTTTTTCCAACCTGCAAATTCACCTTCAAATACTGCCTCAATTAGAGTAATTTTATCAGCATTTGCTTGTAACTCTAAATACTCTATCATTTCAGGAGAAGATTTAGGAGTATCCAATAATACCACTATTTCAGAGTTCTCTTCTTTGTAATTTAATAATTGAGTAACTAATCTAATTATCTCTTCGTGCTCATTACAAGCGGTAATTGCGTAACTTAATTTCATTTTAGTCTTCGTTGTGATGTTTTATAACTTCATCTTCTCCACCCGTTGTGTATGGTTGGTATGGTCTATAACCTGCCATTGTTGCCTGATATTCGTTCCATCTATTATTACCACCAGTATAACTCCAATTAGAACCACTAGGATTCCATTGTGTTGTTGTAGATGGATTGTATGTAACAGTTCCACTACTACCAGTTGCCACTGTCAATGATACACCATTTGTATCACCACAATATGTTTTAAATCTTTCATATGGGTCATTCGATGGTAGATGAAACGGTTGAACCATTGGAGTAGTAATATGGGGAAGTGGTACTGCTTCGGTATTTGGTTGTTTTGGATATATTGGAAAAGATAGTGTTGGTTCATCTTTAACTTCTTTCAATTTATCTTTTAGAATATCCCATTGTTTTGGGGTAATATTGTATTCATGTACCCCTTCTGAAAATCCTTTTAACCAAAGGACAAATTCTTGTGATGTCATAATTATTTATTTTGTGTTTGGAATTTAGGGTTAATAGCAATAACTTTATCTCTTTTAGATGTAATAAATTGTACATTCATTTCCATTTCATGTACATTTTTTATACCAGTTAATTTATAAGTTCTATATGCTCCATCCTGAATACCTGGGAATTTAGATACTACCGTTTGATATGTTCTTCTGGCAGTTCCCGATAATTCAATTTCCCTAGTATCCAAATTTACTAATCTTTTAAAAAATCTTTTTATCAAAGATGGACTAACATTTGATACTTTTATGCAATGTACTATATCTTTTGATTTGGATACAAACAATGTGAATATTATAGCAGAATCTCTTTTAGCAGTAACTTGTTTTTCACCCTTAACTGTTACATAATTTAATAAAGAATAGAACTTACCCTTTACCATATTGGTAGCAGGAACTCTTTTATCACTCAAAACTTCGTTTAGATATGCAATATTAAAGTTCCTTTGTGCTGCCATATGATTACTTATTTAATGATTTTAATTTAGGTAATTGTAAAGTTTGAAACTTTGGTTGTACTTTACTATAAATACCATATTGATTTAAAATACCATCAAATCCTTCCGTCATTTTTTCTAAACTGAATTTCTCTCTATTATGTTTTGCAAGTTTAGTTGAACCAGGTAAATACTTACTATAATTCTTATAAACATCTTTCATTTTAGTCAATGCTTCTGATATATTTACACTAAACCATTTTGCTTCTTTCAGTAAGAATTGGTCTGCTGCTGATGGGTGAACATTTTTTAATTCGCCATCTAATAAAATTGCACCTTCTTTTAAGAAGTCTAAATGTCCACTCCAATTGGAAACTAAAATTGGTTTACCTGCTAAACTGAATTCCAACAATGGTCTACCAAATCCTTCACCTTTTGTAAAGTTTAACATTGCTTTTACTTTTGGATGTTCGTATAAACCATTCATCTCAGCTTCTGTTAAATCACCATGAATCAAATACACAGGAACTTTACCATAATCTTTACCCAATGCCTGTTTGATTTTCTTAATAGTGGTTTCTCTATCCAATACACTAAATCCTGCTGAACTGGTTTTAAGAACCAATGCGGGTTTTACTTTTTCGTTTTTGAATGCCATTGCAAATGTTTTAATCATCATTCCCACATTCTTTCTATCCTCCCCTAAATCTCCTCTCAACCAATGTCCTACGAATAGGAAAGCAAAATCTTCTTTGATTGCATCCAATTTGGTAACTTCTTGAACATACTCTGTTCCAAAGTTTTCATTAAATCCTTCAAACAAAATTTCAACTGGCTTTTGGATTTTGTGTTGTCCAATTATTTGTCCTGAATTTCTATCTTGTTCATTATAAACTGAATCAATTAAACTCTTTTTAGAATGTTCGGATGGAACGATAATCAAATCCATTCTATTACATCCATGTACCCACTCAACCGGTGAATGTGTTGTTTCAATTGCCGCAGTAATACCAATATTGTAGAATCCTAATGGTTGGAATTCATTTGGAACTGTTACCTGAATAAAAATATCAGGTTTTTCTTGAACCGATGGAATTATGTTTTCAATTATCCATTTGTGAAATTCATTATCATAATTGAGAGCATCCATTGGGGTTTGACCCCAACGAAGACTAACAATTTTAATATCAAACTTATCTAATTTATATAGAGAATGTAATAAATCTCTTGCGTGGTCTCCATAACCTGAACGTGTTGCTACTGGACCTTGAAATACTAATGTTGGTTTCATACTATAATTCTATAACTTTAAATTTTTCTTTTGGTTTCCAATTTGCAAATGCTCCCTCCATACCTTCTACTAATGAATCACACATTGCTTCTAAACTCAACTTACCTTCTCCTAAGAAATGCTTTCTACCTTTTAATCCTGCTGCTTTTCTTTCTTCTCTTCCCATTTTGTAGAAATCCATAATTAGAGGTGCAATATCGATGAAATCAACTCTATCATCAAAGATGTAAGGAGTAGGAACTGAACCCGTTGTTGAACGAACTGGCCAAATTGGTTTAACCCAATCACCATGCACTACGGTTGCTTTCTTATACTTATCATGCAATGAACCAATCTCAACATAATCTTCTGCGGTTAATAACTTACCACTTCCAATATCTCTGAAACCACATTGGTCTTGCAATCCACCCGTTACATTTACAATGATTGGTGTTCCTGCCATTACTGATTCAGCAGTTGCCAACCCAAATCCTTCGTTAGATGCCACATTGATTGTTACATCTGCCATATTGTAAAGATAGTTCAATTGCTCTTCTGTATATTTGTTAGGTAAGAATATAACATCAGCATCTGGCATACAATGTTCTGCAAATGTAGGTAAATCCGTACCATGTTCCATAACAGGTTCCGTATGCATTACCATACAAACTTTATCTTGATGTTCTGGCGCAAGTGCTTTACGGAACTCTTCAAATGCTAACATTGCATCCATAGGTTGTTTTCTACGAATATTTCTGTTATTCCAATATAAAATGAAATCGTATTCTTTATCTCCTAATACAGATTTTTTGAAGTCTGTTGGAACATCAACTGGTTTATACAAGTCTGAATTGATACCATGAGGAACATAACTTACTTGCCAATCAGCGGGTTTAGTCCAATGTTTTTCTTTATCCCATCCCCAAACTCTTTTAGTAATACCATAAGTTTGTTTTGAAATAGTTCCAATCCAATCACAACTTTCGTAGTAATCTCTGTTGTATTTTGGGTCTGGTAAATCATCCCAAATGTGATAGAAGAAAAGAGGTACTGATTGACGGATTTCGTGCTCAATCTCATATAACCAAATCCAATAACGAGGGTCTGTAAAGTGTAAGATTGCATCAGGTTTTTCAATCATCAATAACTGACGGATAATATCGGGATTACCATACCCATCGGATGGATAGATTTTAACGGAAGCATCTGCAACCTTTGTTATCTCTCTAACATTATCATTTAAATCAAATACTTTACCCGCATCCGGGTGTTGAATTGCTGCCCCTAACTGAACCCAATCGTATTTATCCACCGTTCCTAACACCAATTGTTTAGAAACATTGGCAATACCACTTGTCATTCGAAGGTCATCGGAGAGTAATAGGATTTTCTTTTTTGCCATAACTTGTTTTAAAATTGTGAACCACTAATTTGTAAAGATGTAGTGTATTCGTTTAATTGTTTTCTAAATTGTTCATCTTTTGTGTAAAGGTCCAAAGAGCGATTGACTAGTTTTTGAAAGTTTATACCACCTCTAATAGCAGCTATCTTAAAATCTTCATCATACAACTTTTGGATTACCTTTACAGTAGTGAGTTTAAGGTTTGCCATATTTAATCGTATTTATGTATATACATATATATACGAAAAAATTATTTTCCGTTACAAATACCACGTTGTTTAAACTCACACCAATCACATAATTTTGTTGGATTTTTAGGATAATCTACATCGGTTCTGTAATTACCATCCTTATCAAATACTGCTTCTACAAAATCACTAAACCCTTTCCATGCTTTGTTCACCGATGGTTTGCCTGATGCAGGAACGTGTTTTGAAATACGAGTAACTACAAAGTCTGTATTCTCATACAACTTTCGTTTTAATATAATAAATTCAACATCTATTATATCTTGTGATATTCCTAGCAATTCTGCGTAGAATTTCTTATACAATAAAATTTGTGAGTTCTTAACAGGGTCTGATTTCTGATATTTAGTCCATCCTTTTGTAGATGTTTTAAAATCAGTAATACGATACCTACCTGTCTTTTTGTTTTTAACGATGAAGTCAATGAATCCTAAAAAGTTTACATTCTCTAAAATTTTAGTATTGATTGGTTGCTCAATAGCAATTAACTCATCATCTTTTAAGGAAAAGAAATTGTTGAAGTTTTTAGATTTTTGGAAATAATCTAATATAGCATAACCATCTTCTAAAAACTCAACAAGTTCCTCTTTGGAACAGATTGGATTCTGTCCATCATTTGATTCTTTTAAAAAGAACTCTCTCATCTTTTCTTTGAGGAATTCTTTTGTATTCATATTCTTATCAGCTTGTGATTTAGAAATACGCAAACATCTACTTAAATACTCTTGCAGAGTTTCGTGCATTGCCGAACCAAATACAGAATGTATATTAGATGAAGATTCTCTTAAATCATCTATGTAAGCTAATTTATATTGTTGTGGACACGAAGACCACATACTGTATTGGGAAAACGAAACTCTTGCCATAGTGTATTATTTATATACAAATATACAAAATTAAATCCGTTTTTCCAAATATATTAGATTTTTAATTTCAGTTTTGTTATCAACTTTTTATCAATTGCATACTTCTCACAAATGAATTTGATGTTCTCTCTACCTTCACGAGTTCCATACAAAACTTCAATATAATCCATTGCTTGTCTTTCAGAACAATCGTATTCTTTCTTAATCAAATCTACTAAAAAGGATTCGTATTTTTCTTCTCCTTTTCCTTTGATGTATTTAAGATAATACTTACCTTTGGGTATTATATTGATGTATAAGTTATACATCTCTTTTGGTTGTAAAGTCTGAGTTAAGGGTAATATAGTTGCAATCAATTCAACCCATTCAGGTTTCATAGATAGAAAACGATTAATCATAAAGTTACTCCACGACTTTACATCTTCTTCTGTGAGTTTATCAAAATACTTCGGGTCTTGTTCCGATGTAATTGCGTTGATGTGGTCAAATAGTTTCTTTGCCATTATTGTACTAATGTTGATGGTTTATCTCTTAACTCCGTTGGTAACAACTCTTGCAATGCCTTTCCACATTGTGTACACAAATACACTTCGATTGGAATAATAGCATCTTGTGCTTGACCCGTAATCAACTTACTCATTTTCTTAAATCTGAAACCTGGCATAAATGTGTTGTTTCCACATTCACAATCCATGTTTCTTGCATCGTTTAGGTTCATACCTAATGGTAATCCTTGTTCCATTATTTTATAATGTTTAAAATTTGAATAATCGTACTCATAAAGACAATCTCTTTATCTACTACTAATGCATCTTTTGATAATCCTTCTGCTACCGTTAAAATTACATTTGCCGTATTACCTGCCGCATAATCATCTACCTTATCATATAACATAGAATACATTTCAGAGTAATCGTTTAGTTTATTATCAGCAACTGCTTGTCTGATATTCATAAACATATTTCGTTTGTCATCATTTGCTTTTAACAAATCTACTAACTTTGTTTTGAAATCAGATTCCACCATAATTTGATGGTCTACTTTTAACTCTCCTTTTGCAGATTGTAATTGGCAAGTGTTTAAGATTCTACGAATATCTGGGTAATATGAACTGATAATATCAGCAACATTTTTAACCTCATATTTAATTTTTTCAGCATCTAAAATCCTAGTAACCTGAATTGCAACATCTTTCTTTGTAGGAGGAGTGATTGCAAATGTTTGACATCTACTTTTGATTGGGTCAATAATCTTTTCGTGATAATTACACGTTAGGATAAATCTACAATGTTTAGAGAATGTCTCCATTAAGTTACGCAAGATTGCTTGTGCGTTTGGAGTCATATAATCAAACTCATCTAATATGATAACTTTGAATCCCGCAAATCCCATAGAAGAAGCAAAGTTTTTAACCTTTGTTCTAACGGTATCCACATTGTTCTCATCAGATGCATTGATAATCATACTATCACATTTGATTGTATTTACGATTAACTTTGCAAGTGTGGTTTTACCAGTACCTGCTTTACCATATAGTAATAGATGTGGAATATCATTGCTATCCAAATACTGCTGAATGGTTTCCTTTACCGTTTCGTTTCCTACATATTCGGAAAGTGTTTGTGGACGGTATTTCTCCACCCATAAACTATGTTCTCTTTTACTATTTTCGTTTGCGAAAAAACTCATAATTGTTCTATTATTTTATTTGCTAATATTTTATGTCCTTCAAATGATAAATGGGTATCCCCATATACAATCATATTATTTAAAAATTTTTCATCTTGATTTACGCATAACTGGTTTTCATATGCCCAATCTTGAATAAGATAATTTCCATCAATTGGTAATCCAAATTTACTCATTTCATCAACCGATAGAAT